ACTATCGAACTTTGTTAGCAGCCAACAAGATTGGGTATTCGATCAGCAAGGTTATTTCTGTCAGGCAGATGGTGGGGAGTGTACTGGATAATGAATAACAATATTAATTTAATTAGGAAATATGCCAAGACCTGTAAGTCAAAAGACAGGTTTAAAGAGATTGTTCTTTCTCTCAAAGTATTAGGCGATAGTAATAATCACATGACTGATATCACATTAGATGCTTACTGGTCTTACTATAATGAGCTTGAAACTGCTGAACAAAGAATGAGAGATGTTACACGTTTTGTGCATGGCTATGTAAGTAAACATATCCAAGATAAATTATTTTCTTGACAGATTATTTCTCTTTTGTAAAATCAGCGTAGCTGCTCTAGCAAATCCTACGGCAACGATCAAAACATTGTTTTGTTTTTATAGTCTTGACGAATGGATAAACCAAAATAAATAAAAAAAATATCTGAGATTTGATAGAAATGCAAAACAAGTATATCTATGCAGTACAGTACTGCATAGATATACTTACATAGATTTGCGTTTTTATTAGTTAATATAGATAAGCTATACTAAATTTTTGAAGAGTTTTTACTTCCTCTTCGTTTATATCTTGAGTTGCTATTACTCTATACTGTCTATGGTCAAATTCATTATATCCATAAACTTCCTCGACCATTTCTCTTTCAGCCAATTCCTTTGTGAATATGCTATACTCTTCGTAAGAATTTTCTCCGTCTTGTATTTCAAAAATAACTAGTTTCATGTTTCTCTCCTATTTCTCTTTTATTTGCTCAACTTCTGACAGTTTAAAGCATAGCTGATTATCTTCTGTTTCAGCATCTTCATCTTCTATGACTACTTCGTTAGGATACAACCAAACTATTTTGCCATATATTTCTTGATCTTTTGCTTTTATTCTTTGTCCTATTTTCATTGCTCTCTCCTATTTCTCGTCTTGATAGATACGTTTAGTTAGTATTGAAACAGTTTTACTTACTGGTCTCTGTCCTGACTCGTAGTACGTTATCATTCTGATAGTTATTCCTAACATTTCAGCGAACTCTTTTTGAGTATATTGTAGCTCTGTTCTGATAGATTTAAATTGCTCTTTTGTTAATTGCATGGTACTTTCTCCTTACCTTTGCTAGGTTAAGGCTCTGCATTTCATGTTTTGCAGAGCCTTTTTGTTTTGGTTTATTTCTCTTTTGCTAGTTTGTTTAGCTCCTTACAAGCTATGTCTAGCTTGCTTGCCATTTCTCTTATGGTTGCCATGCCCTCATCAAATCCTTGCTTTGATAGCTTTGGATTTTGAAGAGCCATGATTAAGATTTCTCCTGATGTTTTCCAATTAGGAGTTATATCAATAGTTTCTTTATCCATTACTCAATCTCCCAATCGTATAAGTTGCCCTCTATTTTCTCTCCTTTGTTCATCATGTCCGTAAACTCTTCATAAGACATTTTGATTGTGTGCTTTTGAGGGTCAAATATTTTACAATCTGTTTTAGTTAAAGTTACTTTATCAGTATAAAACAAAACCATAGTATGGATTGTGTCTGTGTTGTCCTCACATTTTTCTAATATGCTTTCTATTGTGTCTCTATCATTCCATTTATAGAATATGTAAGCTGTACATAGATGTTTACTCATGTTTAGTTTCTCCTTTGCTAGTTATGCTGTTAATGGCTGTTTAAGAGCCTTACAGCTTGGTTAATGTAAAGACTAGGTATAAACTAGCCTTTACAATTCTTTTTGTTTATAGGTTAAAGTTTTGATTATAGCAGTATTCATTTAATAGGCATGAAAACCATAGCAAATAATATATGAAATACATTGTTGCTATCGATGCTATTAATAAGCCTATGAATTTAAGATAGCCTTTTATTATGCTAGTCATGTTAAACCTCATAAAAGTTAGTTATAAATATATTTGCATCTTGATATTCTGCTAGTCTTCTAGCTTGTTCATCAAGGTTATACTCTAAATGTTCAAGTACTGTCTTTTCTGTCTTTTCATCAAGTACGTCAAAAGATAGCTCTATTGTTGCTTTATATTTTTTAGTCATGTTTTACCTTTCTTTTTTGCTAGGTTATGAGCTTCTTATAGCTCTCATAGACTAGGAAAGATCCTAGCCTATAAGTGATATAAGAATTAATATTTCTTAACCTTTTCAACAATTGTAGTTATTCCATTATGTTGATAGCAAAGTAAGCAATTTTTGCATTGTTGACCTGTGCAATTCTGCTTGTCTTTGTGTTCATGCTCTAAAACATTGTTAAAAGTTTTATCAAAATACTTTGGAAGCTTTTGCATTATGTTTGATATCTTAGAATTACTGTAAACAAGTATTAAGTTTTTAGGTTTATCATTATACTTGAAGTATTTTGCAATAATATCGTTTCTCTTAGTCCATAAAGCAAAATTGCAATGAGGGTTGTGCAATGCGATGTTTACTAAGTTTATTAAATGAGTTTCGTTTATAAGCTCTCCATGTGCATTAAATCTAAAGAATGCATTTAGTATTGTTGGAAGCTGATTATGTTCCAAAACCTTTTCACTTAATAAATCGCTGTTTCTTTGTAAGCTTGGTTGCATATTCTTTCGATAGCTTTTAAGCATTGTGTGACTGTAACACTTAGTACAAATATTATCAGCTTTCCCACTTGCATTTTGTTTAATGCAAAATGGGTTAGTCATTGTATTTGTTGAGATAGCTTGGAAGCCGTCAAGCTTGCCTGTCATTTTTGAAATGTGTACGTTGTTCATGTTTGTTGCCTTTGCTTAGTTATTAATTGTTATTAGTGGATAATATAAAGTTATGATTAGAAGTAATGAACTAATCATGGTTAATGAAAAGAATAGACCAGTAAAGCCAATAGTCATTAGATAGAAGCTAACTGGTATTGTTATAATAAACTGTAACATTGTTAGTATTAAGAATGTTGTATATTTCATTATAAGCTCTCCATGCTTTGATTAAGCTCATAAGTAAGAACAAACAAAAATGCTAAAGAGAATAAAGCATATAATAAGTTTAAGTTAATTACAGATAAGCCAATCATTATTAAGCATAATAACCAAGCCAATGTTAATATTATGGTTTGTATATATTTCATGTTGTTTACCTTTGCTAAAAGTTATTTATAGATATACATATATAGAACATTGTTCTAATAGTCAAGTACTAAAAGCAAAAAAAAATAAATTATTTTTATAGCATCTGTAAGCCGTATATATAACAAGGTAAAAAATAATATTGATTAGCTGTGAATAATAGTTTATTTGTTAGCATATTAGGGAGAGATACAAGGTATATATATTTTTATAAACACAGCATTGAGACATTCACGCACGGCAAAGAATGAACGCACGCAATAAAAATAAAAGCACGCAATCACACGCAATTAATAAGGCAAGGGGGGCTATTTTAAAGGACGGCACACCCCAAAGGGGTCGGCTCACTTTTATATATGTTAATAGATAGTTTCACACACACATGATAAGCAAAGCAAAACAAGAGCACATCATAGCATCCATTACAGACGGACACAGCCTAGTCAAGGCTTGCCAAGATGCGAAGGTGAGTCGTGCTACTTTGTATCGCCATATGAGCAAGAACGCAGAGCTAGATGCTGAAGTTAAGACTGCACAGAGACAGGCTGCTGAGAAAGCACTAGAAGAGTTAGAGGATATGTACGGAGATGCGTTGCATGGTCGTAAGAGTTACGATCCTAATCTATTGAGAGACTATGGGCATCATGTACGTTGGAAGGTGCAGAAGATATTACCAGAGAGATTCGGAGAATCTAAGAATCGAGCAGGTGTTGAGATCAGTGATGGTTCGCTAAAGATAGTTTGGGAGACTGGTTCCGAGGATGCAAGTTAAAATACCATATAAGCCTAGAGCGTTACAGGCTGAGATGCACAAAGACCTAAAGAGGTGGAATGTGCTTGTGATGCACAGACGATTTGGTAAAACTGTGTTTGCTGTCAATCATATGATTAAACATGTGCTTACTTGTCCATTACCAAGACCAAGAGTTGCGTTAGTTGCTCCTACGTTTACGCAAGCTAAGAGGATTAGCTGGGATTATGTGAAGTATTATGCTGGTGTGATACCAGGCGTTACGTTTAATGAGACTGAGCTAAGAGCAGACTTTCCTAACAATGGCAGGATAATGTTATTGTCAGGTGAGAATCCAGATGCTTTGAGAGGTATATACTTAGACTTGTGTGTCTTTGATGAGTATGGGATGCAGAATCCTAGGGTATGGGGGGAGGTTGTAAGACCTGCCCTATCCGACAGAGAGGGTAGTGCTATCTTTTTGGGAACACCTGCTGGGCATAATCATTTTTTTGAAATACTACAATCGGCTAAAGAACAGGAAGAAGAAGGCTCTGACCAATGGTACTGGAAGATTGCCAAGGCTAGTGAGACGAAACTGGTGAAAGATGAGGAACTGGAAGCTGCTAAGTTACAGATGACACC